GCCCGCAGGCGAACAAACGGCGAATAAAAAAAGTGAAAAAAAATTGAACTTTCGCCTTCTCTTCGCCTTGACAACTTAGAGCAGACCTGCGAAAATGTAAGCATGATGAGGCGGACAGAATCTAGAGCAGCCCGGAACAGGAACGACGCCTGGACGGGCATGAACTGGATTCGCCGCGAGAAGCGGCTCGCCATCTATCTCCGCGATGGGCTGGCGTGCTGATACTGCGGCGCCTCGGTCGAGGACGGCGCCAAGCTGACCCTCGACCACCTCACGCCGGATAGCCGGGGCGGCGGGAACGAGGCGAGCAACCTTGTGACCTGCTGCCACCAGTGCAATTCGGCTCGCGGCAATCGCCCGTGGCGGAAATTCGCTGGGGCGGTCGCCGAGTACCTCAACCACGGGATCGCGGCGGATGACATCATCCGCCACATCCAGAATACCCGCCGCCGGGCACTGGATGTCCAGGCGGCGAAGGAACTGATCGCGCGCCGCGGCGGATTCACCGCGGCGCTGAAAGGAAAATGAAAATGAAACACCGCTGCGGTCATCAAGCGGTGCTGCCGCCCTATATGGGGCGGGGCGCGGCTCGGCAGAGGCGGATCGCCGCCTATCTGGAGCGGGTATGCCCGCGATGCGCCGTCGAAGCCGCCCGGCGCCAATGCATGGCGCTGACAAACCTTGATGGTTCGCCGGCGCCGCTTGCATACCGCGAGCGGAAGCTGGCGGATCGACTTGCGGTGCTGCGGCGGATCTACGGAGCCGCGGCGCTGAAAGGAGACCGGGATGACTGAGGAGCACTACATCCTCATCCGCTTCCCGGATTTCCGCTCCACCCGGGCGGCACGGGTGTACCGCCCGAGTGAGCGCCACTGGTGGCTAGTGCGGCTCCAGTGGCTTGCCCCGTTCGTGGCGGATACCGTCTGCCACGCTGACGCCCTGCGGGGGCAGGGAATCGATATCCCGCTCCCGCTCCGCTATGAGCTCCGGCTGTGGAAGCCGGATCTCCCGGCCACTGCCCACCGCTGGGACGATGTAGAGCGGTGGTGCATGGAGCGCGAGGGCACCGTATGCACCGCTCCGGCAGATCCTGAGGCTCACTCGGCCTACATCGTCGAGGACGCCGACACCGGGGCGGAATGGTATGAATGCTCCTGGGAGATCACGACTCCCAGGAGCGTGGAGCCCACAGGACGCGGCTCGATGGACCTGGAGACGGCCTATCGGGTCTTGACTGAGTGGGCATGAAGGAGAAATTTTCAATGGTAATATTTTATAGCGCCACAGACGGTCGAGTGGTCGGGCGATACCCGGAGAGCCGGTACGGCTCGCTGGAGGCGGCCTACAAGGCCGCAGTGCAGGATGAAGGCGAAGGCCTCTTCGCCGTTGACTCCGACAACCCGTGCGACATGTGCGGGTGGGAGCCGTGCAGTCACATAGTGACACGGCTTCGGAGGCAGGGCCGGATTTGAGCCGCCCCTCTAACTAGAAGGAGGCCAAGCGGAGGAAATCCAGAATGACACGGACTGAGGGCGCCTCCCTCGATAAGCGCGGGTACGTCACCGTCGCCTGGACCGATCGGCGCGGTAACCATCTGCGCCGATTCCACGATAGAGAGAGCTGCTGGCGCTGGCTCCAGCACCTCCGCGCCCCGGCTATCGTTCGGGACGCGCGGGGCAATTGCATCGGCGAAGTGCGCCGCCATCCGGATTATCTCCGGCGGAAGCACCCGCCATGGCAGCACCTGTTCGATCTCGGGTCATAAGCCCGCCTCCTCCCCTGATGAGCCGCGGGCCGAAACGCCCCGTAAGGGGCGTCGGGAGGTGAATCATGAATCAGGTCACAGCGCACGGCTGGGTCGATACCGACCCCGCCGCAATCCGAGATGATGTCCGCCGCCTCGGGCTGGACGAGGCGGTGAGCTACAACATGCAGCTGATCCGGGAGCGGATCAGTGACGGAGATACCCGATGGGAGGGCATCACGCCCGCCGATCTTCGGCGGGCAATCGAACTGGAAGTCAATCGCCCCGAGAGCTGACCCGTCACCCTGCGCCACTCGCTGAGCGGCGTGGGGCGGGCGGTTAAGCCTGGGCAGGGAGCGTAATCCGTGCTCCCCGGCCAATTGGCGGTGATGAGGTGGTTGGCGCGCCGCTGATCATAGGCCGGAAGTAGCCCCAGCCGTCACGGCGCGGTAGCCCAATCATGCCACGTCTCTACGGTGCCGGGCTTCCGGGAGGTCTTCGCCGGTGTACTCCGGGCAGCGCAAGCTGAGCCGGGTCCGGCTGCCCAGGACCGCCCAACAGTCAAAGAGCAGTAACAAGGAGGAAGCAATGAAACACGAGACGGCATCGTCTGAGATGCCCCCATGCCCTCATGGGGAGCATGATTGGCAATGTTGCACTGAAATCCTGGGTCCCGATGCTCCGGATATGGCCATTGAACTGGACGGGAAGCGGTATCACCGCTGTCAAACCGTCTGCATGCACTGCGGATGCTGGAAGATCACCGATGTCCCAGATTACTCGCACTGGGCTGACGGTTATCGCTATCAGTACTATCTCGGACGATATGCAGACGAGGTCGCCGCACTTCGGGCGGAGCGGGACAAGCCTCGTCGGATCGAGCCCAAAGATCCGATTTACGAAGCATATCGGGTTATAGCCGAGGGGCGGCTCAACAAGTTGCCAGACATGGAGGCAGAATCCGTGCAAGAGATCATCGAGGACGATGTTCTCGGGCCGGACCGATACCTGACCATCAATTCTGGTGAGTGGATTGAGTTCCGCGGCAACCAGGATATGACCAGGGGCCAGGTGGAGCTGTCGCCTCACCAGTTTGCCGCCGTCTGTTCGGACGACGGCGTTCAAGAGGTGACCGTCCACACCATCCTGCTTGGGCCTGATGGGGCGCTGGAGGATCATACGTCCTCCTTTCAGATGGTGTTTGGGCGGCGGGTTTAGCAGCGATGAGCCGCCGCAGCAAGCATTCGCGACTCAACCCGGAGGATCACCGGCCGCAACCGATCCGTCCACACTCGGAGCGCCGGGCGGCGTGGCTGCAGTCGAAGCGGCACAGCGGCGGCGAAACATCGTTGCGCTAGCCGTCCACAGCATCCTCTAATCTCAGATAGCGCGGCTGGAATAGCAGTTTTGCCGCGCCTATTGGCCCGTTGCGTTGCTTCTCCACGCTGATTCGCGTTGGCACTGGATTCCCCGCCTCCATCGCATCCTCGCGCGCCTTCCGCCGCTGCCAGATCACCAGCACAATATCCGCATCCTGCTCAATCGTTCCACTCTCCCGGAGCATTGATAGCGATGGCGGTTTTTCGTCCTCATCCTGATAGCGCCGGATCTGCGACAGCGCTATCACCGGAATCTGATGCTCGGCTGCCAACAGCTTCAGGTCCCGCGTCATCTGCGAAACCTCCTGCACTCGGTTTTCGGTCCTGTCGGCACCGCGGAGCAATTGCAGGTAGTCGATCACCATGTAATCCGCTTTCCGCCCTGCGGATTTGTGGCGCTGCAGTGCCGCGTGCAGCGAAAGAACCGTCCGGCTGGGCTGGTCTGAGACATAGACCGGTAAGTCCGCAAGCTCTCTGGCAGCTTCCGCAACTTCCCGCCGCTCCAGATTGCTCAGCCGGCCCTTGCGCCAGTGCTGCATGTTGACCTGCGCCGCCGCTGCGATCATTCGGCGCCAAATCTCCGCTCGCCCCATCTCCAAGGAAGCGAGCAGCCCGTGCCGCCCGCACTTGCCAGCGTAGTGGCAGATGGCGCCAGCAACAGCGCTTTTGCCGTGCGACGGCCGCCCGGCGATGATCACCAGTTCGCCGCGCCGGAAACCCCCACCGACAATCGCATTCAGGTGCTGCCAAGGAAGCGGGAGCACCGGCTTCATCCGCGCTGGGTTGAGAAAATCCTCAAGCGGCGACTCGCGCTCCAAGTACTCTGTTAGCGATAAAAAGTCCCCATCCGTCCGCTTGCCGCCAATGCCTCGGAGTTGCTGCTCGGCCCGCTCAAGCAGTTCCGTTGCTGTCCCGGTCCCCTCTGCTGCTTCGTTGGCTATCGCACGTGCCGCATGGATGAGCCGCCGGCGCATTGCCGCCTCTTGGACTGTCCGGATATACGATGCCAAGCCATACAGCTGCGGCAGTCCGTCATCCAGGCTCACCAAGTAACTCAGCCCGTCGATTCTGCGGAGGTCGCCCGTCTCCTCCAGTCGATGCGCCAGCGTCACCCGGTCCACCGATTGCCCCTGCGCATGCAGCTCCCGCATCGCGGTAAAGATCAACTGGTGCTTGCGCAACGAGAAGTCGAGCGGCTGAAGCGAGGAAAGCATAGCGAGGAGGGCCTTGGCGTCGGTCATCGCGGCGCCGAGGATCAGCCGCTCAATATCGACCGCCGCC